TCAGGCCGTGCGTCGGCGGTAGCGGTTGAGGACGGCTTGCTCCATGAGATTGAAACCGTTCCAGCTGTAGACCGTCCGGGTGAAAGGGCCAGTTGTTTCGGTTGTGGTGAGACCACCGGGGTTGGTGAGGGAGCGGGCCGCTGCGGTGACGATCACAGCCCGGAGTTCAACGTTCGGGCCACTCGCTGGATCGAAACCATTGCTGCGGGTGTAGGCCTTCACGAACTGGGACATCTGTTCGACGTGGCCACGCACCTGGGGGGTGGTGTTGGTTTCCCCCAGGTACGTGCCGACCTCGGTGACGAGTTCGTCGAGCCAAGACATCAGGCGATGCCCGTCAGGGTGACGACGGCTTCCGGGTTCAGCGGTGCGGCATCGTAGCGGGCAACGACACGGATGGCCTGCTGATCGAAGTCGGCGTAGCGCTCGGTCAGGATCTTCACAGAAGGAGCCGTGTCGCGGGCTACCGCGATCTGGGAGAAGTCCGCGAGAGCGGCACAGCCGGCGGGGATGCGGGAGGTCACGGTCACCGGAGCCCCCAGCAGCCGGAACACACCGTCCTGGGTGGGGTCGGGCTGCAACATGTAGCGGTTCGCGTTGTCCTTGATCTTCCGCAGCTTGGTGAAGTCGCCGGGCAGGATCAGCCAGCGGGTGGCGGCCATGTTGACGTTCGCCGCCAAGGCTTTGCCCCAGGCGTCGTGCAGCAGGTCGAGGGTGAGGGGTCCGGAGGCGTCAATGGTTTGGACGCCGGTGTGGGCGAACAGGCCCTTGGGGGTGGTCTTCCCGTCGCCCTGGTTCCCGAGGAACTGGGCGTCAAGTTTGTTCGCAACATCGGTCACGAGACGGTCCCGGAGGGTGGCGTCGAGGGCGATGATGGACTGGCGGGCCAGTTCGTTGCTGAACCGGGTGATGACCTTCACGGACTTCATGGTTGAGGGCAGCAGAGTGATTTCACTGAAGGAAGCGTCCACTTCACTGATCTGTTCGTTCTCGCCGTGCCATTTCGGGTCGGTGGCGGCACCCATCTTCGGGATCCGCACCTGGGAGCCATTGGTGTCGAAGACGCGGGGGCCGGCAGCCAGGAACACGGATTTGTCCGTCAGGGGCTGGATGAGGATTCGCTGAACCTGTTCCTGGGTCAGTTCGGATGCGGTGCTGAGGGAGTTGACCATGGTGGTCCTTTCAGTAACAGAAGAGGGGGGTTGTTACCGTCGGACGCCTGGTCGGGACAGTGTTCGAGGGGTGCGCCTGGCTCCCTGTTCAAGGATATCATTTGGTCTCTGCCGCCAGCCCCGAACTCAGCACAATTCTGGGTGGGGTGCTTTCGGGGCACCCTACCCAGAATTGATTGTCTGATCAGTCCGTATCTCTGCGGCGGAGGGCCGCGAGTTCGCTAGCAACTGTCAGCAAGGCGGCAATCTTGCAGACCTCGAAGCGCCGATCGATCGGCAGGTCGTCCAGGTCCCCGATGTATCTGGGGGACTTGCCGCGGCTGGTCCCGATGATTGGGGCGAGTTCGTCACATGTGGTGAGGAAGGTCTCAAGCATGGTGTTTCACCTCCTTTCAGGCGTTGTGTCGGAGAATGGCGGCCAGGTCGATGCTGGCCGGGTCGGTGGTTGCGCCTTGGCCGATGTTCCCGTGGAAGGTCCTGGCAGCCAGGTGCGGTTTGCGAGTCAGCAGTTCATCGATGGCTGCGGTGAGGGCTTCGGGATCGGCCAGATGGGCTTCGTCGAATGGCAGGTCGGTGGGGTCGGCCAGACGGCCGGTCTGTTCCACGAGGACGCGGTGAAGACGCTGCGCCAGGGTGTCGCGGTCTTTCGCTTTGGTGCGGGCTGCGGCGTTCTCGCGGCGGAGTTTCTCCACCACGTCACGCGGGAACATGTCCTGGTCTTCAGGGGTACGCGTCTGATGCGTGTCCTCTTCGGCGGGCGTTGCAAGGAGGTAGTGTTTCGCGACCCCCTTGTCTTCGAGGGTTTCATCAGGAATAGTGATGGAACCTTCTTCGATGTTGGGGGTTTCAGTCGGGGTGAGAGTGTTGGTCATCTTGACCCTTTCGATTGGGCAGCGGTTCTTCTAGCTGCATCGTTGGCTTGTTGAGTGGTTTGGAAGTTGCTGGTTCGCTCGTTGAAAACAGGCTGCTGATGACAGGTGCAGCCGGTATGCCGGGGCATCTTGTGGGAGGTTTGGAACACGCGACCTTCCCGTGACCACCAACGGCACAATTCACAGGCATCCGGTTCGAGTTTCCGACGCCACCCAGAAACCCGAGAATCGGCCATACGATTGCTCAATTCAGTGGTGGCCGCGTCGACGGGTTCGTTACGTGCAAGCCGGGCCAACCGTGCCAGCGTGTTCCCTCCGGCATCAGTGATGGTTCTCAAGGCGTCTTCCAGACGGGTGAGCTGGTCATCACTGCCCAAGGCATCGATTGGGACGACCTGGCCGACGTGGGTTTCCAAGAACGCCCGGAAAGCCAGCCACGCAGCTGCCTGGCCTTTCGAGCGGGCGACTTGGATCAGGTTCGCAGCCAAACGGATGAACTCATCCAGGGTGAGGTCCCCGCTCTCGGTGCTGGCCCACATGCGGGCCAGCATCCGTTCCGTGTCGCTGGAGAGTTTCCCCAGAATGGTTTGGAAGCTCACAGCTCCACCTTCGAGAAGTCCACTCCGGCGGCGTCGAGGGCGGCTCCGCGGCGGGCCTGCCGTACCCGTTCAATGTCCGAGGGAGACATTCCGAACACGTCGGCCAGAGCCACTTCCAGGGGCATGCCGATGTTGACCAGCTTCGCGGCTGCGTCGGCCTGCTGGGCCGGGGTGCGGGTCTCGGCGGACTTCCACACGGTTTCAATGTCCTGGGAATCCGCGTCGGCCCCGGTACGCACGGCCAGCATCAACCGGGCCACTTCCGCCCAGGCCGCTCCGAAGGTGCGCTGCAACGAATGGCAGCGAGCCACCAGGGAGGCTTCCGAAGAGCGGATGGCGTCGGCGCTGGCGGGCTGGTCGCCGTGCAACCCCAGGTAGTGGGGCGGCAGACCCGTCAAGGCTCCGATCTGCTGGGTGATCAACGCGGCCGCGTCGGTGTAGCCGTCGAGCCGTGCGGCGTCGAACTGGCCGAACTTGGTTTCCGGGGCCTCCGACTGCCAGATGTCGTCGAGGGCGGCGGAGAAGGGCTTGACGGGGTTGCCGTCGTCGTCCTCGACGATCTCCAGGCCTGTTGCCCAGCGGCGTGGGCGGGCGTAGTACTCGGAAGTGACCATCAGGTCGGCCATCAACTTGTTCAACGCGTCGGACAGGTCCAGAACATCACCCATTTCACTGACCCCGTCGGCTTCCAGTAGGCGACCCCGGTTGACCACGGGAACCACCGGCACGACCCCGAAGGGATTGGGAAACGTCTCGACGGTTCGGAAACTGTCGCTGGGGAAGGCAGCATCGTCGACGACGTTCCCGACGGCCACCAGACGTGTGATCCGGTCGGGTTCGTACAAGAACGCGTGGCCCTTCCCGTCGGCCTGCCACCGCTTCAAAGCAGCAATGACCTGCCGGGTGGCCGGGTCCCGGAGAACCGCGACCTGCTGCGCGGTCTCCACGGTCACCAACGGTCGCTTGTCGAGGGCCCACACGATCACGAACGCTCTGCCGTACACCAAGGCGTCGGTGTGGGCCTGCTGCGCGGTCTCCAGCATGCCGTTACGTCGCCAGTCACGCCACAGTTCGAGGTTCACTTCCCCGTCCACCTTGAAGCCGGTGACCTCCAATCGCTCGGCCAAGGCCTCAACCACCATGCGGGGAAAGTTCACGGCCAGGTGACGGAAGGCGTTCCCCAGGGCCTCCTTCGATTTCGGCGCCAGGAAACTGGCCGGCTGGGTGCCGGTCCAGTACTCGTCCAGCCGGGCCAACTCCGGACGGGTCTTGTCGAGTTTGCTGTTCAGAAGATGAATCAGGTTCATCGGAATGCTGCTGCCTTTCTGCGGGTCTTGCCCGCGTGATGCGCTGCCCGGTCGTTCGCGACGATGGCGGCCACGGCCGCGTCGATCTTCCGCGATGACATGCGCTTGTCCTTGGAAACGAGGTCACCCATCGGCGTTGACTTCGCAACACAGTGGGCGACGTGGGCGGCGAGCCGGGCATCGCCGTCGTGGGTGATCTTGTGTTCGATGACGGCCTGATAGAGCCGATCCGTTGCTGGAGCCATGCGCTTGGCGTAGGCGGTGTTCCACTCAATGACCCGACGCGGCCCGTACCGCTTCGCCCAGGCCTCCAGCTCGGAACGCCACCCCCACGGGTCAGCGGCCAGCTCCGCAACATCCCAGCGGCCGAAAGCGGCATCAACCGCCAAGTCCACGTCGCTGCGCGGCACCCGCCAGCCACGATCCCCCGGGTTCTCCCACAACCCAACCTTGAACAGGTGCGGGTTCTTCTCGACGGTGGCGCCCACCAGGGCCGTCGAATCCCCGGAAGCCGACCCGTCGAACGCCAGCACCACACGTGTCCCGTCGGGCACTTCCCGACCCGGGTCGGCACACTCGTCCCAAGCCCCGAACGGCAGCCACGTATCCGACTGGCCAACCCACTGTCCCAGCCGGTACCTGCGGAACGCCGGCTCTCGGATCGTCTTCAGCGTCGAGACCAAGGCATCCTCGTGCAGGAAGTCACCCAATGCCGGATTCGCGATCCGCCACGCCTTGCGATCATCGATGGCACAGCCATCCGGTGCCGCATACTCCCGAAAGAAGAACGACGGATCCTCCCCGGAACGGCCATGCTGAACCAGCTTCCACATCACCGAATCCACGGACTCCGCCGGAGTGGAAATCGCCAACGTCAAACTGGAATCCCGCTTACCGCTGGCAGACACGACGGCCTCCCACACCGCTTCGGTCACCACGTGCAGTTCATCAACGATCATCAGCGACGGATCCCAGCCCTGCAACGCCCCCGGATCAGCAGGCAGAGCCCGCAACTCCCCACCATTGTGAGGAGACACGATCCGGTCCTTGTAGATCTGAGTGCGCTCCGCCAGCCGCTCGTCGAGCTCCAGCATCCGAGCCACATTCCGGAAGGTGTGACCCGCCTGTCGTTCATCCGAAGCCACGATCAGCACCTGCGCGCCCTCAACGCCGTCAGCCAGCAACGCATACGCCGCCAGCACCGACGCCAAGCCCGTCTTCCCATTGCCACGAGGCAGACTGAGTAACCCCTGCCGGGGACGCTTCCCCCGCAGCGGATACAGGCCCTTGACGATCTCCAGCTGCCAGTTCCGCAACCGGAACGCCCCCAAGGCGCCAGTTCCCTTCGGAACCTTCAGGTACTCCGACGCGAACGCCTGCACCCGACGCCACCCGGGGCGCCCGTACTGACCCCAGTCGATAGGGGCCGCAACCACCGGGGCTTTCGGCCCTCCCTTCACGATCCCACCCCCAACAGAGAGCGAAACTCTGCCTTGGCCTGAGGGTCGGTGGGGCGGGTTTTGGGGGTGTCCCCCCTGGCTGCTCCGCGTTTGGCGTTGCAGGTTCGGCAGACGACTTCGACGTCTTGGGGTCGGATGGGTTTGCCTGCTGCTCGGCGTTGCCAGGCTTGGGGTGTGTGGTCGAGGGTGAGGTCTTGGGTGGTTCCGCAGTCGCTGCACCAGGGTTGGGCGGTGCGGAGTCGTTCGGAGAGTTTCCGCCAGGTGGTGTCGTAGCCGCGGCGGGTGCTGGAGAGTTTGGGGGTTGTGGCGGGTTGGTGTTGTGGGCAGTGGGTGCCGGTGGTGGGTTCGCCGCATTGGAGGCAGGGGCGTAGGAGGGTCATGATGTCGCTCCGGGGGGTTGGCAGGTGGGGTGTGTGGTGGCTCCGTCGCTGGGGATGAGTGGGTCGCCGCAGACGGTGCATGTGCTGTGGTCGGAGCTGGGGGATTCAGTGGCGCCATCAGTCGCGCCAGTGGTGCCACGTTCTGGACCTTGGCGCGACTGGCACGACTGTGGCGCCACTGGTGGCAGGGACCAGGTGGTGGTTCGGGGGTAGCCGCTGCTGGCGGTGAGGATCCCGGCTTTGCCCCGGGCGCGCTGCAAGGTTCGCTTCGAGTAGCCTTCCTTCACCCCGGCTGCGGTGACCTCCTTGGAGGGGGCGGTTCCGCCTTGCTGGGTGAGGTAGTCGGTCATCCAAGCGGCGGCGTCGTTTCGTTCGCTGTGGTCTTCACCGCTGTTGGCATCCCGAAGCATGTCGTCCACGGTCCTGTCGGACTCGCCACAGAACACGAACCGTCCCGTCTCTGCTGTCCCTGAGAGTGTGGGGACCATGGCGGTTTCGATGTTGTAGGCGAGACTGGGCAACCCGTCCAGACCGAGGCTGTTCTTGACCTGGGTCATGACCCTGCCGTCGTCGTCCTTCGCGAACCCGAATACGGCACGCGGCACGTTCTTGAAAGCCCCCGACCCGGTGATACGGGTTGCGGCATCCCCGCCGGCGCTTTTGTTGAGGTGTGCTATGCCCAGGATCACCGCGCCGGTACGGTCGGCGATCTTGGCCAAGGGGTCGAGGGCGCGGCGGGTGTCTTGTTCTCGGTGGGAGTCGAGTCCTTTTCCGAAAAGACTCAGCAGCGGGTCGAGGATCACCAGGGCAACATCCTCGTCGAGGATGGCTTGTTCCAGCAGGCTCAGGTCGGTGGGCAGACAGAGAATGCTTTCCCGGCCCTCGTCTTCGACGGCGTCGAGGCGGCCGATACGTGACAGGTCGGCCCCGGCAGCGATGAGGCGGGGTACGAGGGTGTGGGCCCATGAATCTTCCACGGCGACGTAGAACACGTTCCGTGGCTGGCCGTAGAAGATACCCGGGAGGGTGCCGCGACTGATCCGCGCGGCCTGCCATATCCCGAATGATGACTTGCCGGTTCCTTCTCGGCCGGCGGCGATGCACAACGCCCCGGCGGGGATGCGTCCCTGCCCGTTGTCCTGCCATGCCCAGTCCACGGGTTCGGGTTCGATCCGGTCAGCCCAGGTGACCTTCAGTTCCCGGGATGGCGTGGCCGGCTCCTCAAGGGGGTATGTCAGACATACCCCCTCGTTTGGGCTGGGGTATGTCTGACATACCCCAGCGGGGGAGCGGAGGGGAATCACTTCCCCGGCGGGGGTACGCGCTGCCGCGTACCCCTGCTCGGTGAGTTCACTCATCGTCGAAGGCCCCCGCTCTGATCAGCTGGGCCCGCTGGCGGCATGCCTCGGCCATGGCTGCCATCCGACGATCCTGTTCCGCGATCTGCATTGGCGTGGCCCGTCCGGTGCGGTCTCCGGGCTTGGGACGTGCCCACTCGAAGTACTCGGCGCGCCGTTCCCAGTAGTCGGCGCGGGCTTCCTGGCATGCGTCTTGGATCAGTCGCCGCTGGAAGTTCTCCAGGAACCCGGTTTGCCGTGTCAGCAGATGCACGGCCCTCGGGACATCCGGCTTCAGCACTGATCCCGCCTGTCTTCCAGGGCGGTGATGATCCCTTGAAGGGCGTCGTGCAGCTGACTGGCAGCTGCTTTCAAGCCTTGAAGAGAACCCACAGCCACGATCTCCGGGAGCACCAAGTCGGTGATCTTGTAGTGGCGGTTGATCTGCCCGGTTTCGTCGATGCACAGGCGTTCATCCACGCTAACCGACACCGTGCCGGCGGCCGTGTCAGCGATGATGTCGTGTCCGCGGGTGACGAACCCGTCACGGTCCGTCCCCCAGACTTCAGTTCTGTCTAGGCTGTTGCACCATGCCGGGCATGGCGCCCAACCCAGCGGGATGGTATCGTTCGACATGTCAAGGTCGAACTGATCTTTCTGTCCCTCACCAAGCGGCCACTTGGTGAGGGCATTTTTCTTCGTGTAGGCCATGCTCAGGCCTCCTCTCCCATGTACTGCTTCTCCAGCCAGGCGTTGAGGTCTTTCTCCTTGTAGGCGACCTTCCGTGCCCCGAGGGTGAACGACCGTGGTCCTCGACCGGTGTGCCGCCAGTAGCGCAGCGTGGATTCTCCGACGCCCAGTCGCTCGGCGACCTGCTTCGTGGTCAACAGCTTCTCCATCAGAGGTCCCTCTCTGTGATCAAAATCGTGACGCGATTTGCATCACGGCTTCGAGAATAGCACAGGTGAAAACGCCGTCAGGAGTTGCAGGCGCCTGTTACGCTAGGGGCGTGCGATTGGAAGTCGAGGGAGCTCTTGGTCCGGGGCAGGATTACGTCAGGGTGGGGCGGAACTACGCCTTGCATGTTCCGTTCCTCATCCACCTGACGCCGGATGAAGACGCAGATGAGCTAGACGAAGTAGAACTGCCGGGCGCGGACGGCTTAAAAGAAGTGGAACTGTCCGTGGGGAAGGTCGGCGATGGACTTGGCATCACCAAGCTGACGGCTACCGCCGCCGAGGGGCAGCAGGTTACCTCGAAGCAGATGCGGGGCCTGCCCCTGGGGAAGCTCGTGGCTCGCGCAGTGCGGTGGTCTCTCAACAAGTTCGAGGAGCGGCCGGGTGGCTACGCAATGAGCTTCGGCCACACCATCTATGACTTGGATGATGAAGAGCTGGCCGCCATCCGTGCTGCGGGACCAACGGATGAAAACCTCCAGCGAGTTGCGGACCTCAGCGCGGTAGCGCTGCTGGTTGGCGACTCGCCGTCAGCCGAGGTTGAAGCGGCCTTGGGGCTGACGCAAGCGACGGCGTATCGCTGGATTCGCAAGGCCCGGGAGAAGGGCTTCTTGGTTGTCTAGCATCGCCCAGCGACCGGATGGACGGTGGCGTGCCCGATACCGCGATGAGGACGGCAAGGAGCACGCCAAGCACTTCAAGCGCAAGGTGGATGCGAAGCAGTGGCTTGATGAAATCGGGGCGTCGCAGAGGATGGGAACATACGTGCACCCGTCGGCAGCGAAAACCAAGTTGGAGGAGCTGGTCCCGGCGTGGTTGGCGGCTCATTCGGACTGGACCCCGTCTACGCGAGCGCGTAACGAATCAATCGTGCAACGTCACATCCTGCCTCGTTGGGGGAAGCGGAGGCTCTGCGACATCAGGCACGAGACTATCCAGGAGTGGGTTGCTTCGATCACGCTGTCTGGGGGATCAGTGCGGAAGATAGTCGGAGTTCTATCGGGGATCTTGGACTACGCCGTCCGGGCGAAACGCTTGGCGGTGAACCCTGCGGGCGGGGTCGTGTTGCCGCGGCAGAACATCAAACCTCGCCAATACCTCCGTGCCGGCGAAGTTGAGCGGCTGGCGGCTGCTGCTGGGAGCTATGGGGACGTGGTGCTGACGCTTACCTACACGGGATTGCGGTGGGGCGAGATGGCGGCGGTCCGGGTATCGCGCGTGGATCAGGGCCGTCGGCGGTTGTTGATCGAGGAGTCAGTGACGGATGTCAATGGCGTAGCGACCTGGGGAAGTCCGAAGGATCGGGAGCGGCGCAGTGTCCCGTATCCGCCTTTCCTCGATGATGCCCTGGCAGAACGGCTTGCCGGGAAGGGTCCGGAAGATCTTGTGTTCACCGCCGCGCGTGGCGGGGTGCTGTCCTACCGCAACGCCCGACGGGATTGGTTCGATAGGGCTGTTGAAGCAGCTGGGGTCGGGCCGCTGACGCCGCATGAATTGCGGCATACGGCGGCGTCGCTGGCCGTGCAGGCGGGTGCCAGCGTGCTGGCGGTTCAGCGGATGCTTGGCCACGACAAACCCAGCACGACTTTGGACGTGTACGCGGATCTGTTCGACGAGGACTTGGACGAGGTTTCTCGTCGGCTGGACGCGGTACGTTCTGGGGCTGCTGCGGACTTTTTGCGGACTAACGTGATGTCCGTACCGGAAGAAAGAAGCGCCTAG